TTTCTAATGCTTCTTTAGTTTCTACTATCTTAAAGTCTTCCATTATATACCCCCTATAGTAGATCTGAGATATCTTTTCTTGCAAACTCCTTCAACAAATCCTCTGCAAAAGAAATTAACTTTTTAATTTCAGATTTATATATTCCTTCATTCTCGATTTTCTTTAGACCTGCCTCTGCAACTTTATCTAAAAAGTCCATATAAACACTTTCGTCTTGAATTTTGAGCACTCCCGTTAATCTCTTTAACTCTTCCTGTAATGATTCTTTTGTCTCCTTAAACGCCGCTGAAGAACTGAATTGAACTTTGTTCTTTTCCTCTTCTCTTAAATATCCTTTATTTATTAATTCTGTTTTTGCATTTCTATAGGTCTTATCTACAACTCCGAATGTTTGACAATAATCTTTTGAACTAAAAAAGAATTCATATCCATCTTTATTCTTTGCAAGATACATATATAAATTTAAAGCTGACGGCGATAATTCTTTTGCCGCCGCACAGTATTCTTCCCATCTAAGCATAATAAAAATATCACCCTCCTCTATTTTCTTGTGTATAGTATATAATTTTTGATTAGGATAACTCGACATTCTTCCCTCACCTCCTATATATAAGTAGAATTTTGGAAAAAACTTTCTAAAAAATTGAGAAAAATTTTCTTAAATTTGGAATAAATTTACCGCTTGGAAAAGTTATTCCATTAGAACGTTCTTTCCAAATCATAGGAAAAATTTTACAGGAGGAAACGGTAAAATTATTCCAAAATATAGGAATAAATTTAGTAGAGAAATAATAAATATATAAAATACAAATACAATAGAAAAGTCTTTTTATAAAGAATGCCGCCAAATCTTAAGGCGGCATCTTTTATTTATCATCATCTTCGTAAATGAAATCATCATCTATGTCATACGCGCTGAACTCTTCTTCGTTGTCTTCCCATTCTCTTTCACAATCACACATATTACTTACTCCAAGAAATTTGAGTACATTCTCCACGCGTCTTATTACGAACATAACGGACTCTGTATCCTTTTGCAATTAAGAATCTCATTACATTATGACCAACAAAACCTTCATAGAGAACCGCATATTGATCATCTTCAGTAGATTCCAATAAAGCCTCAATCTCTTCAAGAACATAGTAGTCAGAAAGATTTAATTCAAGATTCCGACCCCTTAGTTCATCAGGGGACAGGAAATTATCAAACAAAAAAGCTACTGAATGTTCTCTCGTCATTCTCTGTTCTGACTTATTTACATCACACACATCATATCCCTCCTTATTATTTATTTTCTCCAAGAAATTATTGTATAATCAGTATTGTACTGTCGATCAGCACTAATCTTATACCCTTTCTCACAAAGAAATTTCTTAACCGCCGAGGAAAGACACCCCTCATAAGTGACTGAGGTACAATCATGTGCCTCATTAAGAAGTTTCTCAATTTCATCCAAAACCAAATTATCTGCATCAGTAAGAGAATTCTCTCGTTCTCTCATCTCCATAGCAGTAGGAAAATCTCTCTCATACTGAATTATCGTTCCTTCTCTTATTTCTCGTTCTCCAAAAGGATTGATATAATAATCCGAAGGATCAATATAATAATTCGGAGTCTCATCTCCGTAAGCTCTTCTAAACATATTTCCCATAATTACTTACTCCCCTTTCTCTTCGCCGCCTTAGCCTTCAGCTCAGCTTCATAAGCTTCAGCTTCAGTAAATCTGTCATAAGCCTTAACTTCTCTGCCCTTCGCTCCTACTGAATCAAGATGAGGTTTAGTCTCTGCTTTAATAATCATATTAACCTCACAAGGAAAACCATCGGGGTCGTCAGCAAGTGCAACACAAACTGCAATCTCATTTGTTCCTACTTGAAGAACATCACCCTCCTCATCTTCAAATTTCGACTTTAGAAATTCAAAGAGAAGATTAGTCATATCAGATCTAATCTGGTTTCTCATTGCAGTAGTATTCTTACAACTTTCAATCGAAAATTTCATTATCTCTCCTCCACTTACTCTCATATACTGCTTCTTCATTTATTTCATTTATTACCTGTATAACACTTGCACCGTATTCTTTCGCCGCCTCATTAAATGACTTCATGGCGGCGACTAATTCACTTTCTGACACATCTTGAGGTAGCCACTCTTTTAATTCCGGTTCAATATACATTAATACCCCTCCAAAGAATAAATATAGACATCGACATTATAAAGTTCACTATAGTCATTAAGTAATTCCTCTACAAATGCCCAATTAGCACCACCACGATCACAGCCCATTTTATAAGGAATAGCGACTTCTCTATCGCCAGCATCATCTAAAAGGAAAAACATTCTATCCAGGGCTTTAGTAAGGTATGCATAAGAAGTATATCTTTTACCATCATACCCATAATACTCTTGTCCAAATAAATTTACAACAACACGCTCTGAATCTGTGATTATTTGCGCCAGTCCACATAAACCCTTTGGAGGGATTGATTTGCAAACTGTAAGATAATCTTTATAAACCTTAGGATACTTATCTCGAATTGCTTTTGCAACTCCACTTCCCATCTTACCTTGACAATTTACTTGGTGAGCGATAACCTTCTGGGGCGCATTCAATAAATTTCCAACTTTATAATGTAACATCCTTTCCCTCCAATACAGCATACGCTTTTGCCAATGCTTCAAGTTCTTTTGAATAAGCGGCTATTCGATTATCATTAAGACAAGAATTGTCAAGGCTTCTAACCACAGACATCATTCGTTCAATAAGTTTCTCTTTAAGTCTTTCCATCTTACCCCTCCATCAATTCATCTTCGAGAATATTTTCTATTTTTGAATAACTCCAATAAGGAATTTCTAATAAATAAATATTATTTTTATCACAATAATCTCTCTTTTTTTGATCATTTAATTGTCTTTGTTTAAAACCCGTTTCACCATCAAAAATATCAACTACTTGATAATGTTGTTCACCTTGATATTCTATTAAACATAACAGAGAATTGTTTTCAAAAACTGCAAAATCAAATCTTAGCTCTTTATTCTTTCCCTTTAGTTCCACAAAAGAGAATTGTTTTTGATAATTAAAATTATTTTCAATTAACCATCTCTCTATTCGTTCCTCCCCTTTTGAGAAAGAACAACCACAAGATTCTTTTCCTTGTCTTAAAGCATCCGTAGAAACAATAATATTTTTTCTACCACAATCACAATCACAATACCAACATGCATGACTTCGTCCATTTGGAGAAATTTTGCTTGGAGATATATCTTTCACAATTAATTTTCCAAACCTTTGCCCCTTTAAATTTTTTCTTTTATCTTTGCTATGCTTTTCTTTTGAAAGACAACCACAAGATTTAGTATGACCACTTATTAAGTGTGAACGACTAACAGATAAAATTGTTTTATTCTCACAGGAACACTGACAAATCCAATGAGTTATATTACTATCTTTATAATTAAATTCATCTTTATATAAAACAGTTAAACGTCCAAATGATTGGTTAGTTAAGTCTTGAAATCTGTTTGCAGAAAGAGCTTCAAGGTCTAACTCTGGATATTCATTAGCAATATTTTTCAAAGCACTTTTATTATAGCATTTATATCCCATTAATTCTAAAAAATTTGTTTTATTTTTCGCTTGATTATAAAAGGCAAAAATTTGTTCTTTAGAAAATTTTCTCCATTTTTCCATTTTCATCCCCTCCTTTAAATAAATGTGGGATTGAAGATATAAAATTATAATAAAATCAGATTGTTAAAGTATATATACTTTGCTTATTATAATTGAACCAACTAATCAGATGAGTTCCGATTTCCATCAACAAAACTATCTGCAATTTGGTAGATTATTATTTCTGTTTCTTTTCATTTTCTATATTTATTATACCACAATTCATGGAAAAAGTCAATATATTTTTATCTTCTCCAGATCTCCTTATCATCAATAAAACAAGTTTTAAGATTGTTCTCATACATATACTGCGCAGCATCAAAGCTTCTCGCCTTGCATAAATAAACAATCATCGCCATTACTTGGTTATCTTCGTCCATGATAATTCCATCATTTTCAAAACAGAAAGGAGCACAATCTTCATTAACAAACTCGTCTGCTTCGCCGTTTCTGTAAATCATACTACATTTATCTTCTGTCTTAATTACAACAAACCAATCGTCTTTATTTTCTTTCTCAATATTACCACATTCATCATACTTTCTAATGAAGCCAAACCAACCATTTTCAAGGGGCGGCATGGGATCGGCTTCTGCATCTGTATTATCCAATTCTTTCGTCTTTTCCTTTAGAGAAATTACTTCCTCTTTAAGTGTATCAATTTTTGAATTAAGACGGATAATCTCTTGTACAAGTAGTCTTTCATTAACATCATAACAATAATCAGTAGAATTTTCTGTATGATAATACCCAGCAATAACATCTCTATC